TTTCTAGCTCAATCATTACGAGCGACGCTTTTTTTGCTCTTCAGGCTGTCAATAGCATCTTTGCGGCATAATGTGACTGAGTAGTCTTCCACGATTAACTTTCTGTCAACCGTTGGTGAAATCTGACTGTCATCCGATAAACCGCTGTTAGCAACACCTTCATACCAGCTCTGAGACGCATCCTTCGGCTTGTGGTACCAGAGACGCCGAGCCTCTTCTAGGATGATCCCAGTTGAGTCTGCAGCTACTACGGTTCCGCAATTGACGCCTTCGTTTCTCGACCGCACGACCACGTATTTACCAATGATGTCGTTAAAAATTCCTGTAGATCCTGTTGATCCTGTTGATTCGTCCGCAATTAAATCGGCCACTGCGAGTAATTTATCTAGCTTATTCATGATTATCTTCCTTTATTGATGAAAACAATTTAGTCCATATGGCACTAAAAGTCCAGGCATTTTTTACCCGATGTTTTCACAAAAAGACAACGATTTGCATTTACACTATTTTTTTGATATAGATTCTCAATCATAGCTTACTCCCTTTGTTTGTTCCTTACCGCCTCCGTTTTTCTACATTTTCGGAGGCGGTTTTTTTTAACTCTTCAAAAACAAGCTTGGCCTCATAGTAGGTTTCGAAAATCAAAGCGCCTTGGCCTTCTTTGGTTTGTACTAACTTCATTTCACCTTTCTCCCCAGCCATCTATCAGTTTTCAATTGGATCATTTCGGAGTTGCTGATATCTGGCGGCGTCACAAAGAAAGTAGCGGCGATGAAAACAGCGCCGATCAGGACCAAAAAATAGAAAAATTTAATCATTTTTTTTGCCTGGAACTTTTGCGATTAACTTAATTACACGCGGCATCATGGTTTCGTCTTCATTACTCAGATTTAGGTTGTTTGTCTCTCTCCACCGGCCTCTGGTTTTCATCCAGAAGATCTGTGCTGTGGTATCGCCGTTTTTTGCCTTGTTGTATAGAGCGCCGCCGATCTGTGCGTTGGCCTTGGCCGTTGCCTGGTCCAATTGCGCCCGATAATGTTTTCTTAAAGTCTTTGGGTCAATCTCCAAAATGTCGGCAATAATCGCTTGTGGAGTTCCAACAGTCGCATGAAGTTCTACCAGCGCGCATCTGTCTTTTGTTGCTTTGTGCAGCGGCATCCCCTTCTTTTTAGTCATTTAATCGGACTCCTTTTTTTTAACCTGCACGCATAAAATCAAATCCCGCGCTCCATAAATCTCAATTTCATATTTTTTACGTCTAACCCATTTAAAAAAGTTGATACACAAGACAACGGATTACCTTCATTCCCACAAGTGTAACAATCCAGGCTAATAAAATTACGTTCAGGGAATGTGTGGATGCTGAAATGGCTCTCAGCCAACAGCCAGACACCAGTGAAGGCTCCGCCGCCAAAATCATGGATCTTTGATCCTAAGACCGTCATCCCGCTTTTATCAAGTGCATCGGCAACGATTTTTTCTATGACATTTCTGCCCAGAGTATATTCATTCACCCAGACATCCGCCAAAACATGACTGCCGCTAGTTTGCATCTTCGTCTCTAAAATCAATCTGGACTTCACCTAAGTCAGCAACCGCCGCTTTCGCGTCGCCTTTTAAAAAGACTAAAACGTTTTGATGAATTTTGCCGACTTTGCGCGTTGCTTGCATAAACTTTCCAGCCCTAAGCGGCACCGTTCCGGCGTTGTTTATTAAAATTATTTCGTTGTAAAACTGATAGCCAGCTTCTTCCATGATCTGAATGGTTTTTGGTATTGTGCCAATATACGCGCCGGACTTGCCACGGACCTCACCCATTACGACAACGGCAAAACGATTGTCTTTCAGCTTGGCGAACGTGCCTTGCATAATGCGCTTGTAAACTTGGAAGAAGTCATCGTGACCCATATTTGACAAATCGCGTGGGTCATCGCTGTAAACTTCCAAATCGGCATAAGGCGGACAGCTGAACACAAGATCAATGCAGTCGTTATCTATATAAGAATCCATGTTTTCGCTGGTGTCACAATAATAGCTACAAGACAGCCCCGCCTCTGCACAGCGCGCTTGATTCAAATCGGCCTGCTCTTTTCTTAACTCAATGCCGTGGAATTCCATGCCAATCGTTCCAGCCACAAAACCGAAAACTGTGTCGCCAGCGAACGGGTCGAAAGCCAATCCACCAACAACGCCAAACCATTTTACACATACCTCAGCAAGAACTGGGTCAAGTAGACTCACCCCATTATTGCGTGAGCCGATCAAATTATCGCGTGGACCTAAAGTGTTTTCCCTGCTTTCGCCATTGTCGCCGATCAAATCGCGCCATTTTCTTTTCAAATCTAACCAATACCCTTGCCGTGTGTCTAACACGCTAAACGGCGGAGCTCCATATCTTGCGGCCAGGCTTCCAGCTTCGCCGTCTGTATAATTTCTTTCTATTCCACCATCATCAAATAAGCTTGCAACCTCACCCAGATCAAAGCCCGTCAATTCCAGGTCAAAGTTCAACTCACCCAAATCTTGCAGTTCAAGCTTTAAAAGGTCAAAGTCCCATTCCGCAAATTCAGCGGTTTTATTGACGCTTAACCTGAAGGCTTTTATTTGCGCATCTGTCATGTCATCAGCAAGAATGACTGGGACTTCTTCTAGTCCTAGTTTTTTGGCTGCTTTCAATCTCAAATGTCCATCGACAACCAGGCCGTCCGATTTCGCAATGATTGGAACTCTAAAGCCAAATTCCTTAATGGCAGAGGCGACTTTATCAACTGCGTGGTCGTTTTTTCTAGGGTTTCTGGCGTAATCAACACAACGGCTTATTGGCCAGTTTTCAAATTTCAACATGATGTTTTTATAGGAGGGAAGTTAAACATAAAATTTTATCTCTATTTTTTCCAATAAGGCCCGTGGCCCTATTTGTAAAGGTTTTTTTTACCGGGTTATTTGATTCCCAAAAACTTCTCTTTCTTTTCTCTCAATCTTATCTGTAATTCTATATCTTCCATTGGCAGGCTCTTTCGTGGTGCGCCGCATGGCTGGATCTTTTGGGGGCAACGGCTTTTTTGGCAATTTGAGTTTTCTACAATTTCTATAAAAATCATCGTGCGAGATTTTGAAATTAAATTTTTTCCTCAAACCATCCAGCATTTGCTTTCTCGTGATCTTCCCAGCATTATCTTTTAGAAACACTTTCATTTCTGGCGATAAGCACCGTTTGCCATTTTTGTCAATCGTCAGCCCTAGCCTATATCGCCTGCCTAAAATCGAATTTTTAGTTCTGCGCAATACCTTTCCGATTTCTAAAGCAGATAATCCTTTAAACGTTAGTTCTTTTACTAATAAATCTTCCTCATTCGTGTATTGTCTTCCTGTCGACATTTTCTATTTTCCTTTATTTTCTTTATCGGCCACCTCGCCGCCGCAAGCGGCATACCCGGCAAGATCTAGCCAGTTGTCTTGATGTTTTGGGTTTGATTTTATGCGTGCTATTTTTAGCAGGCCCATCATCACAGCAACATCGGTAGCAGTGATTTCTGCTCCAGTATGGATTGACCAGTATTTTGCTATAGTTGAAAAATTGTTTTCTAAATTGCCGTGCGTTTCCGCTCTGTCTTTGCACACGGCTTTTTTAGCGTCTTGCAATATTATTGATCTTTTTGGTATTGTGTTTTCAGTCATTTTCGACCTCCCTTCCTGGGTCGTTCTTGATTAGGGCGGGGGTTGAGCGTTGTCGCGCTCCCTCTGCCTGTTTTAACTTAATCCCAGCCATTGATTGATGCAAGGAATTATTCCCGCCATTCACCGCCGGTTTGAGATTAATACTAAAAAAGACCCCTTATAAGACACCTTGATATTGGCCCCTCATCAAGCTGGCCCTCATCTCTAGTGTCTGAGTCTTTAATAATTAAATAAAATATATACTCTATATATATAATATATATGGATTCCAATGGGTTACGGGGCACTTACCGCATTGACCAGAATCCTTTATTTTAATAGAAGCGTGCAAGATATCTAAATACTTAGATATCTTTCAGAGCGTGGGGGAATTCAATTTTAGTCTGGGCTCTTTTTTACAGCCACAAAAAAAAGCCCAGCTTTTTTAGGGCTGGGCTTGCATAAACCCGGGATTTGGGCCTATGATGTGCGTGTTCGAAGCGCGGGCATAATCTATGACATTGCATTAAGCTAGTCAATCCTGCGCCATAAAAGACAGGGGGATTGATTAATGACGGATGATTTGTTTGAGAACGCCAAACGATACATGGCCCAGGGCTGGGCGTTGGTCGCAATACCAGCGGGCAGCAAAGCTCCCTCAACGTTTGGCTGGCAGACTAAAGCCACCCCGCCGGATCATTGGCAGAAAAACCCGACTCACAACATGGGCTTATTGCATAGCTTGAGCGGCACTTGTGCGCTGGATATTGATAACCTGGCGCATACAAAAATGATATTTAAAGCGCTGAACATTGATTTGGATAAAATCTTAAACCAGCACCCGCAAATTATCGGCAACCCAGAACGCGGCAAGATTTTGTTTCGCGTCCCTGACGGGCTGGTTTTGAATACGCACAAGATAAATTGGCCCGTCCAAGGCAACCCGAAAAAACGCGAAGTTGTCTTTGAATTGCGGGCTGGGCAGACTCAAGACATATTGCCGCCAAGCATCCATCCAGAAACTCAGCAACCCTACCGTTGGGCGGGCGCATCCTATGAAGATATGGCGGAAATCCCTAGCCAGATCCTGCACCTCTGGCAAGAATGGCCACGCTTTGCCCCTCAGATGCAGGACATTTGCCCCTGGAGGACAGCACCGGCGTTTTCGCCTAAAAGACACAAGCGGCGGTTGGAAGGCGACCAGGGCAGCGTAATTGAGGCTTACAACGAATCGCACCCTATCCAAGGTGAGATTGAAAAAGTTGGCTATGTTCAATTTGGCAACAGGTGGCTTTCTCCAAATAGCACCAGCAAGATCCCGGGCCTTGTTATATTTGATGACGGGCGCGGCTATAGCCATCACGCCAGCGATCCATTCGGTGATTTTAGCTTCGATGCATTTGAAGTCTTCTGCCAATATGAGCATCTGGGCAACGCCAGCGCAGCGGTTAAGGCAGCGGCGGAGATTTTGAAACTGGACAAAATGCGACCGGCCCCTAGTGAAACCGAACGGGCAGAAATGCGCCGTGAAATTGAGCACGGAGGACAAGTCGCTGCGATCTTGATGAATTTCGGCAAGATAAAAGAACCGCAAGAAAAAAATAACAACACACCGCCGCATCTCTTAACCGTTCCTGGTGTGTTGGCTGACATGGTTAAGTTTTCAGACAAAATGGCGATCAAAGCACAGCCTCAATTCGACGTGCAAGCAGCGCTAGCTTTCGGGTCGGTTGTAATGGGACGCCGATGGGTCACTGATCTTGGAAATATGTCGAGCCTCTTTTTCCTCAATATCGCCAAGACAGGCGAAGGCAAGGACAACGCCGCGCATGTTGTTGAGAAGGTTTTACGGGAGTCGGGCTTAGATTTGGTCGGTCCCGCTGGCTATACGTCAGAGGGCGGAGTTATTACATCGCTAAAAAATAGGCCCTGCCATATTGCGCTGATTGATGAATTCGGAATGTATCTTGATGCCTCCCGTGCAAAAGGATCACCGCACTTGCAGGCTGCAAACAGTATGATGATGCAAGCCTTCGGGCGCTTAACTGGGATGCTAACGACACGCGGATATTCTGGCGCGACTTTGACCGATACTCAGCGAAAAGCACAAGACGCCGCTATTCAATGCCCCGCAATATCTGTGCTGGGAATGACAACGCCAGAAACTTTTTATGAAGCAATCAGCGGAAAGGACGTAGCAAGCGGATTGCTCAACAGGTTTTTGATTGTCGAAAGCAAGCGGCCCAGGCAGCGCTCCAGGATGAGCAATAGAAACATCTCTCCACCTTCAAATCTTATAAAATGGGCCATAGATTGCGCGTCTGCTTATGACGGAGAAGGGATGATGGCAGAAGGAAACGGATATGAATTCCCGCCAGCTCCTATTATTGTTCCATTTAGCAAAGCAGCGCGTGATTTGTTATGGGATTATGAAGGCGAAATTATAAACCGCCAGAATGAGAAAAGTTATGCGCTAGGCTCTATGCTTGATAGAAACCGCGAGATTGCAATGCGCGTGGCGCTGATCGTGTCTCGTAGTCTTGAACAGGATGAAGTGAGCGAAGACGCGACGCGCTGGGCTGTTGATTATGTCGATTTTTATTCACAGCAAACTTATTTAGCATTCATGCAAAACATGAACGAAGGCGAACACGATAAACTCAGGAAGCAGACGGCGGAGGCCATTCGCGCCGCTGGATCAACGGGCCTGAAGACCAACGAGCTTTTAAAAGCCGTTCCTATGCTGGGCAATCTCGGCAAGATGCAACGCGAGAATTTGTTTTCAGTGATCGAAGACGATTATCCCATTGATCGGCAGAAACAGCAGCCCAAAAGCGGCATTGGCAGGCCGTCGATTGTTTTTCTTTGGAAAGTATAAAAAAACACTTGCATTTTGTGGCGGTATTTTTTACCTTGTTGTTGTTGATAGTAGAAAAAAATGGAGAATACACGATGCAAAACACCGACGCGCTTGCCCGCGATTGGCTTGAAGCCAAACGGGCGGAGGGGAAGGCGAACCGCGCACGCCTTATCATTGAACAGCAGATCGGCGAAGCCCTTGATCACAGATCAGAGGGTAGCCAGACGCACAATCTAGAAAAATACAAAGTGACTTTGACTCAGCCTGTTAGCCGCAAGCTGGACCCGAATGTTTGGGAATCTGTCAAAACCGGATGCCCTTATTTATTGCACCCGGTCAAAGCGGTTTTTAGTGCCGACGCGACCGGCTGTAAATATCTCGCAAATAATGAGCCCGAAATATGGGCAAAAATCGCTCCGGCATTCACGACAAAACCGGGCAAGTTGCAAATCAAAGTGGAGGAACTTTAATGTCTTATGATCTTTCAAAACTGGCAAAACCAGACGGAACCAGGCCGATAATCTGCACTGTCTTCGGTGAAGCTGGAATGGGAAAAACAACTCTAGCGGCAATGTTCCCAAAGCCGGTGTTCATCCGAACAGAGGATGGAACACAAAGCCTCGTCGGGAATGACAATGTTTCATTATTTCCCTTGGCACCTACTAGCGACGATGTGCTTGCTCAGATCGAAAGCCTTGCAACTGGCGAACATGATTTCCAAACGCTAGTGATTGACAGCATAACACAGCTGGCCATGATAATTGAAAGCGAGATTGTTGACGCTGATCCGAAGGCTAAAAGCATAAACCAAGCAGGCGGCGGCTATGGTGCAGGGTATAGCTCGGCGGCTGATAAGCACCGAACCATCCGCGAATGGGCTGGTGCTTTGGCTTATGATCGTGGCATGAACGTGGTTTTCATTGGCCATGCGGATACTGAGACGCTGGATTTGCCAGATTCTGACCCCTTTGCTCGCTATACAATCAGGATGCACAAAAAGAGTCTGCCAAACTATACTGACAACGTAGACTTGGTGGGCTTCATCAGGCTAGAAACATTTATCAGAGGCGATAGCGATAAAAAGCGCGCCGTCTCGACAGGTAAGCGGGAAATCATTTGTTTTCCTCAAGCCGCCAACGTCAGCAAAAACCGATTTAATGTTACGGAGCCATTGCCATTCAGTTTTGACGGCGGTTTCCCTTTCGCAGAATTTGCAGCAGAGAAAAAGGACTAAAGAAAATGGAACTCAACGGATTTAATGCCTATGACGTGGACCCATCCGAAAGCCGTGAGCCTATCCCGGCAGGCTGGTATAAGTGCTTGATTGTCGCAAGTGAAGAGAAACCAACCAAAGCACTGACCGGCTCTTATTTACAACTTGAAATTCAAGTTGTAGAAGGCGAGCAC